CTCAATCCCGTAAAGCCTTGATACCTTTTGAACGGCTGCTATTGAGGATTCTACCTTGTCCGGCGCCCAGTAGTGGCCCGTCCAGAAGTACCATTGTCCGGCTGAATGGTCATAGATGTATATTCCACGGTGCAATGCCCGGTACAACTCGGCATCACCGATCTGGTTCCGGCCCAGGCTTCTCAGAATGTATTGGGGATTAATTTTAACGGGAAACGGCCCGTCATCCGGTGCATCTTGTCCGATGTACGATTCATCCGGTGCGCCTTGTCCGTCATCAGGACAAAATGAAAGCCTTTCGGCCTCGGCCAACCGTTCCGCCTCGACCCTGATTTCGGCCTGTGTTATTTGCTGCCCGGTGGTCTGCATCATTTCACCTTGTGGCTGATTCTGGAACATACCCACTCGATACATAAGGCTATTGGATAGGCGCTTTTCGGCCCGGTGCCGGCGCTGTCCATGTTTGCTAAAATGCCCGATGAATTACCGTCAAGGAATTGCCGTGTTTTGTCGGTGCTATTATTTTTCATCGAATTTATCCATACCATGCCGCAGTAATCATCAACCGGTGTCTTTTTTGCTTTCAGGACACCATCATAAAGAGGACAGATGACGGATGACGGAAAAAACATCTGTCCTCTGTTTTCCCGAGTTCCATTTCATCATTCATTATTTATTCAATACCTTGTACATATTTTTTTTGATGTACGCATCAATGGAGCCTTTCAACACACGCAAGCCGCGAGGCCCGAGCCTGATGGCTTTAAGTTTGCCTTTCTTTATCAAATCGTAAATATGGCGATCAGTACAACAGAGCTGCTGTGCGGCATTGCGGATATATGTGAATTTTCCAATTGTCATAGTTTCACCTTCTAAAATTCGTTGTTCATGAAGCAGCTCTTCACAGTAACTTTATTTTTCTTTTTAGAGGGAGCCTGAGAGGCTGCGGTCTTCTTCGGGTTTTTGGAATCACCGAGCCAGAGAAGACCGGCCCGGATAGCGGCAGCATAAGCGTAAATTTCTGCATCAAGGGCATCGTTTCGATCTCTGGTTTTCACCCATTCCAGGTACGGGAAGCCGCCTTTTATGTGTGTTTCGATTTTTTCTGCAGTTAGTTGAAGAAAATACTCATCTGTCACGGATTCATACCAGTGGTAACAACAGGGGCCGGGCGTGGTATTGTTTTTCAGCCGGCCGTAAAGGGTGGATTTTGCGGTATCTGTTCCAACCGGCCACAACTTGACTCCCTTTGGGATTCGTTTTCCCTTCCAGTTCAAATCCTGTTCCGTAGGTTTGCCAAGCACGGGTTTATTGCGTGCGCGCTCGCCTTTAATTGCGAATACGCGGCTGTCCCTGTTCCGGCAATAGTGATAAACCTGTTGTGTTTTGTAACCCGAATCTATAGCAATACCGAGTACCGGGATACTGGTACCATCGCGCATGAAGTTGAAAGCAATCAGATCGTCAAGTTGCGATTCCCATTCCCCGTATATCTCTCCATGCCAGATAAGCCATGATTCTTCACCTACGCCCCATCCGCGAAGGACAACAACAATACGGTTTTCCTGCACATCAACACCGCAAGTTATGAACACAACGCCTATGGGTGGTTTCATCGGCTGGTAAGGCTCACATCTTAGACGAAGGTTTTCCCATTCCGGTTGTTCCCCGGCAGATTCGTAAGGTTCGCCGAGTCGGGTATTTACCCATACCTTCATCGCCATCAAGTCATTTTTGGAATCGATAAATTCTTGGGCGATTTGTCGCCAGGATACGAAACCGAGAGGGGACAGTAATCCGCTGATATGGTATCCGCGTTTTGTCCGATTTGGTTGTTTCGGGATCCACAGGCCTTTTTTCAGCATCTTGTTTTTGTAATGCTCATTGATTTTTTCACGGCAGCTCATGCAGGTGTACCAAACATCTGTTATCTCGCCGTTTTCCTCTGTGTATTTAAGTCCGTATTCTTCGTTATTTGTAGAAAAAATCAGTATTTGCAGGGTATCGCAAAAAGGGCAGGGGACGTGATAATACCGCTGGTCGGATTTCAGAAACTCTTTTTCGATCAGGGACCCGCCTTTTTGGGTAGGCGTGCTGATCTTTAAGACTTTCTTCCGGCTCGAATAAGTATCAGTCCGTCGTTCGGCCAGGCTAACAGGGCTTCCTTCGCCGCCGATATCCGGTTCAAAACCGTCGATATCATCCAGGATCAAATATCGGATGGAGACATTTCTGAAAGCAGCGCCGGAGTTGCTGCCTGCCATGTACAGTGCGCCACCAACGAAGTTTTTTGCCAACACGGTGTTTCCGCCGGTGCGGCTCTTAGGCGGAGTTACTTTGTCTTTAATCGTGGGGATGCTTTCGATCATGGTTGCAATGCGGCTTCGGCTGTGGCGTTCCGCCAGCTCTGCCGTAGGCAGCATATATAAAATAGGACCTGGGGCGCAATCGATGATGTACCCGATAAAATTGTTCGCCACCTCAGATCCGCCGATCTGCGTAGCTTTCATAACGACGATATCGGTTACTTCGGTTTCGGTGACAGAAAGCACCTGCATAATCTCCCGGAGATATGGTGTGCGGCTTGTGCGGTAATTGCCAGCTTCACGGGAGGCGACGGTATTCAAAACCCTTTTCTCATCAGCCCATTGGTCAACAGTGGTAAGAGGGTCCAGTTCAAGGCCGGCGCAAGCCGCTTTGATAAAGTACATACGACCGTCAATCATGATGAACCCGTACCGGCGTGAACCGCCTGTCAATACGGATGTCTGAAGTCGGAATTATGATCTCTGATCGCTGACCTCTGCCCCCTGAATTGGGATGGCAAAGCAAAAAGTTCAAGATCAAGGCGCGCAAATCCTGAGGAGTGAGGCGTACGACCAGTACGCCGCAACGAAGAAGGATGCAGCGTAACGCAGATATTGGACTTTTTGAGAAGCCATCATTCATTGAATGAATCCCGGATATGTGTCAACGCGTTTCTAATTTCGTTTTCAAGGATTGTTCGAATATTTGCTTCCTTCTTTTCGGCTGCAAGCTGGGCGCTTATCCTGTCAACGATATTTATCAGACTGTCGCGGGTTTTCCGGTACATTTCGAAGGCGCCCTGTTTGACTTCTTCGTCGCGGAGCAATTTGCCTGACCGTTCCTCATAATCCAGTTTTTTCATTTCGGCGTTGTAGTATTCTTTTAACGTCCTGGCTTCACTAAAGGACATTTCTGCTAAAACAGTGGTTTTAGCTGTTTCTGTCATCTGCTCTCTGTCGTCTGTCTTTTGCTCTCCGCCCTCTATCCTCTGTTCAGATGGTGTATCCGGGAAGTTCAACCTTGCGATCTTGTTTTTATGTCCGCGATTCACGGGATCAGAGTATTTTTTGACATTTTCAACGGCAGCTTCTATGTCGATTATATATCGCCTGTTGTTAAGCCTGGTAAAAGTATCGCCGAAAGCGCCTTTCTTGTGGAGCTGAGAAACGCGCCCCCTGGTGATGCCAAGGCGGTTGGCAAGGTCGGTAACATTCCCGTAATTATCCGGTATAGATTGCAAATTTGTTTTTTTCCGGGGTTTACTTTTCGCTTTTTTTGGCATGGTGAACTCCCTGTAGAATGATGAAGAATGAATGAAAAGCAATTCTTTACCATTGCCTGTCATGCTCGATTTACTTTTAACGAAAAAATGTAATACGTTTGTGGGCTTCAACAAGTTCTTTTGACTGCTTGATGGTTGGGGATTCGCCATTCTCTGCTTTTTCCATGGCTTCGGTACGGGCGGATTCCGGCGTGCTATCTTGGGAAAGGAGCTGCAAAACCTTGTAACCCATAAGGCCCCCATGGGGGCCTTATGGAATCAACCTTCATAATTCAGTTTTAAAGAGCGTTGGGTATTCTTTCGGCCTAACGGTGAGATTCGGTTTCCAATAAATCTTGCATCCTGATGCACGAGCTTCGTTATGTAATTTCTCGACCCACTCCCATTCAGGCTGGAATGCGGGCATTCTGCTTGATACACTTCGCCCGCCTATGATTATCCAGTCAAATGAGTGAAGACCTCTATCCCCAAAATCAAGCCTTTCGTTCATTGGTTCACAAGATAAGAATGTCACGACCGGCCTATATTGATGTTTATTTAATTCTTCGAAGGCCCCAACTGCTGAATTGACCCTTGACTGGCAATCAACAGTGGTACCTACCCAAGCATTTTTAGGCCATTCGATTCCGATAAGTCTCTTTGGGTTTTTCGTTAAAAAGATAAAGTTCCATTCCGGTGATTTGGCGCATGATTCAATAACTTGATCAATCCATTCTTGAGGAACCCAGTCACCAAACAATTCAGCCATTGAACAAACAAATACATTTCGATTCCCATTCCCGGTATCTATAGGTAGCCTGGTATTGATAGGTGCAGATAGTCTTTCTGGATGAAACTTTGGCTCGAATCCTCCTTGAAATCTATTTCCGATATCTCTTGCGTAGCAATACTGGCACGCGTAGATGCAACCTGTAACTGGATTCCACGTCCATTTGGACCATTCGATTGAATCAGATTTTTCTTTGTTGAACATTTGTTTTTCCTCTGGCATCGGCTTATTTTTGGCACGTTCACGGACTTGTTTCTCGATTTTACTGAGTCCGACCTTACCAGTCTCAACGTCCTTCTTTTCGTCATCAGTTCCATGCTTCAAAACCACCACTGCCGCCGCCACCGACCGGCCCGAAACGTTTAGTAGCTTCCCTGCTTGAGATACGGCCTTTTTGTCGAATGACGTTTCTTTTGCTTTTGGGGCATCGGGTTCAGACGTTACGGGTTCAGAAATCGCTTGTTGCACGCCTGCAACAAGCGATTTTTTATATTCTTCAGACTTCCGATCACCGCCCGCTACCCTCTGCCTCTCCCTCGCCGCCTCGATGTGAAAGTTCATCGCCTTTGCCGCCACTATAGACCGCTGACCTGCCGTTAAATGCCGCCGGTGTATATTCTGTGAAATGACATACTCAATCGGGTCTGATCCTCCCTCCCACTCTCTTGCCCATACGTCTATCTCAAGTTCTTTACAGGCAAGATATCTATTGCGGCCATCAAGCACCTTGTCTTGATAAAGGATAATTGGATTGTGAAGCCCGTTGCCGAGAATATCATCCTTGAACTCTTTGTATTCAGCCTCGTTCATCGGAGGAAGGAGCAGGGCAATCGGATGAATTGCGAGATCACCTTGCACAATGAAAGCACCGTCATTTAGTTCTTTTGACATTAGTTACCTCCACAATAGAACTTGACAATTTCTTTTTCTT